CCCCGACCGCCGAAGAATTCATGATGCTTCAGACCATGAAGCGGCTGAATGAGTTCTTCGAGAACGCCTTCTGGCGCTCCCGCCTGATGTACAATCCCGCCGGGTTGAACGTGAACCCCACAACGAAGAACGCCGCCGCAACGGACGCCTCCTACTATTATTTCGACGGATTTATTGAGAAGGCCCTAGCCAGCGCGAGCACGGTTACGGTTCCCTCTCCCGTAACTCTGACGGCGACCAATATCGTCTCCACTGGCTTCCAGCCAGCTTATCTCCTGGTTCCCCCGGCTCAGTTGTACAAATACGGCCCCATGGGTCTGAAGTACATGATCTCTTACCCCGACCAGCAGAACTATGAGTTCTACATGCAGACGGTGACGACTTTCAAAAACCAGGATACCACGCAGACGGGTATCAACCGGTACAACGGTTATGACGTCGTTCCCCTGGCGGGGATGCCGGCGAGCACGTTCTTCCTGGGCATCGGAAAGCCTGACCGCGACAGCAACCTCTGGGTGGGGGTGAATAGCGCTTCTGAGGAAGGCTGGGTAGGAAAGGACGGCCGCAAAGCTATCCTGGAACTAGCCCACCTCCAGCCCAACTCCGAACTGTTCTTCGTGAAGGGTCTGTTCAAAATCGACACCCAGATCGGATTCACGGATCAGGAAGTGGTCTACACAACTATTTTGGCCTAATAACGCACTAAAATTTTAGCAATGGCAACCATTTCGAGAATACCGGCACAGGGAACGCCCAACAACGACAAGACGGGTCGCATTCTCACCAATGCTTTCCAAACGATCGCCCCGGTGAATGTCCTGGCCCCCAGTGCAGCGCCGACTCTCACGGGATCTACGACCGGCGGGGCACTTGCAGCCGCTACCTACTTCTACAAGATCAGCGCGGTGGGCGCTGGGGGGGAATCTGCCGGATCGACTGAGGCCAGTGTAACAACCACCGGGTCTACAGGCTCTGTAGGGCTGACATGGCCGGCCGTTGCCAACGCTACCGCCTATAAGGTGTATCGCGGCACAGTGACCAACACGGAAAACGTATATTATCTGGTGCCGGCTCCTGCTGCCGGGGTGACACCAGCATTCACCGATATCGGCGGGACGACCACGGCCGGAACTCCGCTTTCAGCCAATACCACGCTTTCCACATTGGTAACGACCGAATATTTTACGCTGGTAACCGCAGCCTTGGCAGCACCCACTACGATCAATTTCAGCCTGGGAACACCGTTGACGCTTCCGTACATAGGGGCGGTACCGGAAAACCCGTTCGTCGGCGATGATATTCAGATCATGTTCACCAATGCCTCGGGATCATCCCAGACGGTCACCCTGGGAACTGGTGCAGCCGTGACCGCGACGACCATCGTGGTGGCGAACAATAAAACTGCACAGATCATATTGACCTTCAATGGGGCCATCTGGTGCGAAGCCGCCCGCAGCGTAACGATTTAATCACCCTCGGCCCCGGCCGAGCAACAACATAGTTTCATGAGCAAGATCACCGAAATACACCCCGACCTCCGCCTGACGCTCGAGGTGAACGAGAATATCGAGGAAGTCTATTTCACCCGGAGCGGAGCGCATTATCTCAACAGGCATGAACTGATGACCGACAAGGGGAAAAAGACCGGCAAGTTCTACGGGTGGTTGAAGACGGAAGTCGTCGAGGTCCTGGTCAAGGATGCCCGCGGTCAATCCAAACCCACCCTGAAACTGGTCAACACGGCTAACCCTATCGCGGAGATAGTCGTGACTATGACCCGCGACGAATTGCTGGCCTTGCCTGACATGGAGTTCGAAGAGATCCAACAGCGCGCGGCCGAGCGGGTGAATCCGGCCATGGCCAATCAACTGGTAAAACGCCCGTACAATAAAAAGGTGAAGGCAAAAGCGGAGGCGTAAATGGCTCTGTTTGCACGATCCAACCCGATCGACGTTGATTTGCCGATCGCAGGCCTTCAGAAGTTCTTATACAGCCAGGTGAAACTGGTGTGGAATATAGGGGATGATTTCAAGTACGACTGTTACGATAGGGCCTACAGGGACTTGGTAGACAAGGGATACGAACCGCGTTACTTGCTCCCGAATTCGCAAGGGGTCCTGGAGTACAAAGCACTGGGTTTCGATTCGGAAACTAATTGGGCGATGAGCTTCTTTAGCGTCGGGGACACGGTGAAGGAGGTGGAGAACCGGACCAGTCGCAGCCAGGTGGCGCTGATCTTCGCGGTGAATCTGGGGACGCCGGCAATGCCGACCGTAAAGCCCCTGATCACAGACCACAGACCCGACGCGGAAGTGAGAAATGACATAGAGCGAATTTGTTTCACGCCCTGGTTCAATTTTGAACTGACGTCGATAGAAACAGGGATGGAAACGGTGTTCAGGGAGTACAAAGGGTTTTTGACAACGGACAGAAAGGAATATCTGGATTTTCAACCGCTGCACGTATTCCGACTGAATTTTGATCTCATATATGGACTGGAGGATTGTACAAACGAAGTACCTAACTCTTTATAAACAAATAACATGGCAATCGGCGCATCTTTAAATACCGTGTCCTGCATCTCTGGTGCAATCAACACGAATATGGGTTCCTGCTCGTTCGATCCGAAGAACTTTGTGGGAGCCTTTCTCTGCCCGGCGGGATACGTCATCCCTTCGGCCGTGTTCAACGGATCTTATTTGACGATCGCGGGGACGCCGGTAGCCACTCCTTCCGCATCGGGGGGTACAATCGCCGCCGGCACGTATTACTACAAGATCACAGCCCTCAATGCCGCCGGAGAGAGTCTGCCCAGCACCGAAACCAGCGCGACGACTACAGGGTCGACCAGTTCGGTGGTTTTGACCTGGACCGCTACGGCCGGGGCTACTTCCTACAAGATTTACAAGGGCAGCACGGCCGGCGGAGAAGCGAACTATTTCACATCGACCTCTCCCACCTATACCGATACGGGGACCGCCGGAACATCTGGGACGCCGCCGGCAGTCAATACGGCCTTCGTAGCCGCCTTATCCACTGCCTTGCAGACTCAGCTCACCGCTGACAGCCGGGCCGACAATCCGGCCCTTCGCATATATCCCGTTCCGAATTTCTTCAATTTCAAGGACTCTTCCGAAAAAGCCGTGGAACAGAAGTTCGATTACGGCCAGGTTCAGACGGTCCGCGACGGCATCATGGATTGGCAATTTGAATTCCGGCTCGGCGGTCTGAATCTTTCCAACGCCCTGCGGGGATACAACGGGTATGCGTGGTCCTTCCTATTCATCGATAGCAAGAACCAGCTTGTAGGAACGCAGGCGACTGACAGCCTGGGAATAGCCACGATCGGCGCCATCAGCCCGATTGAATTCTACCAGGATCCATTCGTGCCCAATGATGGCAAGAAACTGGCCACCTACTTGTCGAAATTCAGGTTCCTGGCGACCTACGTGAATGAACTAGTGGCTTATGTTACCACCGCTCCTTTCAACATCGTTTCGGTTATCACCGGCTTGATCGATGTTGTCCTGACGGGCGCCGAATCTTCCACGCCCGGCACGTACAACGTGACCGTGACCAGCCGCGTCGGCGGGGTGAATATCGGAGCCCTGTATAGCACTGCTCTGGCATCTGCTTCGCTGTGGGTGGCAAATAACACCATCACCGGAACCACCATCGCGATCACGGGCGTGACGTGGAACGCCGCGGGAGGATATTTTGCTTTGGCGCTGACGGTCACATCCCCGCCATATCCGGCCATCGGAGCTCAGTTGAATATCAACACGGTCGGGCCGACTGAGCTGGCTGCAGCCCTCGTTCCCGGGTATTGTTCTACTGGCGCTGTCACGATCACGAGGGCCGTATAATGAGACCACTGAACGTGAACTATGACGGGACGGGCTGGAATGCCGATTATGTCGCCGGTATCACGGAAGACGAGTTCGTTCAGCAGTTCGCCGCTCAGTATTACGGTCACATCGACAATCTGAATGAACGGGTCAAAGCGACGGAAGCATGTTATGCCTACATCATTCAGCAGTATCGAAAGGTCCATCCGCAAATAGTTGAAAAACCGGCATCCAAACCGGATGATGAATAACCTGTCATTTTATCCATAAAAAGGAAAGCGCTGCCTGCCGGCGGCGTTTTTTGTCCATGACACATCCCGGCGATATGATTGACGCCTTGGAGCAGTTAAACCTCAAGGAAATCGTTCTCGAAGCCATCGAAGACCATAAGGAGGAATATGTCAAACTGAACCTGGAGCAACTTTACCAGGGGCTAAATCCCGAAGGGGAGAAGATCACCCCGGAATATGTAGAGGGGCCTTATCGGCGGAAGAAGGCCCGGATGAACAGCCAGCCAGGCGAAGGGACGCCGGATTTTTTTCTCTCTGGGTCGATGTACGAGGAAACCCATGCGGAAGTAGATGAGGAAGAGATCGAGATCAAAAGCGATGTCCCGTATGCGGAATATAACGAACAACGGTGGGGAGATGCGGAGATATGGGGACTTTCGGAGATTTCGCATGAAGAATTTGTTCAAGAGACGTTGCAGCCGCTGATTGTGGAAAAGGTGAGCGAACAAACCGGTTTAAAATAACCCACTATATGGAACTGATAGCTATTTTCTTATTTGCGATTGCCCTTCTGGTAATGATCAACGGCGGGTCGGTGGCTCAGCCGCTTAAATTGGTCTGCAACATCCTGGTCGGTGCCGGACTCATTCTGCTGGTCTTATTGGTTGCCGGAATTCACATCGGCCGATAAAACCCACACAGAATGTGCGTAAACTGCGATCAGGAAGTACAAGCCATTAATATTCAGCGGGCCGCGGTCCTAAAAGACGCTATACAACATGCCAAGGAAAAACAAGTACCCGTTTCGATCTACCACGACCCGACCACTCGCCGCTTCGAATACATCGAATCCCAGTTTGCCGCCGGCCTCCCCGTCGTACAAACTGTATCGCCACATTTCCAGCCTCCCGCTTGACCGGTTCATCGATATCTTTTGCGACAAGACGGTGGAACTGCTGACGATCGAGGGAAAGCCGCCGGGAAATGAGCTGGCGCAAGCCTGGGAGGCCATTTACGACGACTTCATCGAAAAGATGCAGGATGATGACGGCCGGGCGATGCAGGGCCAGATCAGGGATATGAACCTCCTACGGACGAAGATCAATACGGTCGCTACCATGATCGATTACATCCGGTGGTTGCTGGGGGCGCAAATACACATCGATCTGGACGACATCATCACCGAACTAATCAACTGGACCGGATTACCTGTTGAGCTCGACCAGGAGGATAAAACGGCCTGCCATCGTACCCTGGATATGGTGATGGCGCATGTGATGACATGGAAGGTGGAGGGGGAGCAGATGCGCCAGGAGATGGAGCGGACGACGGCGGATCAGAAGGGAATGACCCGGATGGACCGGGACTACTTCGATTCTGTGCTTGTCGCCATCTCGATCGCCAATAAATTCAAGGTGAACCGTAAGGAGACGACTACCGGGGAATTCGTGGTGATGGTGCAGACCCTCCGGAGGCAGATCGCCGATGCTAATCAGGCCAGTAAAAATTGAAACATGCAACGAATATGGATTGACGGAATACAAATCGATGGGGTTTATTACCCCGGCCACTGGTCACACGCCATTGATATCAAAGACTGTCCTCGGCTGTGGAATCCTGAATTATTGACAGAGGAAAATAACAAAGTAATAAAGCGATTGAGATTCATGGCCCGTTTTCGTTTTATTTTGAAGCGATGGCCATTCATCCAGCTTATTGAAAAATGGGTGAAATGGCAGACCGGTAAATCAATTCGCATTTCTTTCGGAAAATCGGCCTTCAAAATCCCTGAATAATGCCCGGACGCGAACCACTTAGTAGCCTTGTAAACTTCGAAGCCCTTCATGCGGAAACTGAACGGGTAATCGGATTGATACGCTCCATCCAAGAGGCTTTGGATAATGTGAATCGGGCCAATTCTCTATTCAAGGGGGCGAAAGGTGGGGACTCCAAAAAAGCTACCGACGAACTCATCACGGCCAATGAGCGGCTTTTGGCCATGCAAAAACAGTTGGACAACGAGACTCAAAAGTCCATCGCCTTGCAAGATCAACTGGCCAAACAATTAGCCATCAAAAAAGAGATCAATAAGCAAACCGCCTCCGATCTGCGTGCTGAGGCCAAGGAAGCGGCTGGGCTCAATGATGCTTACCGGAAATTAGAGATTCAGTATAATAATGCGGCCCGGGCGGCCAAGAACATAGGAATCACCCAGGGAACGAATAGCGAGGCGTACAAAAAGGCCTCCGCTGACGCCAATCAGTTATCGGAAGCCTTGAAGAAATTGGATGCCGATCAGGGCCAGCACCAACGGAACGTCGGCAATTACACCGGCGCCCTGAAAACCCTTGAAAAATCCTTCGATGAGGCAAAGGGAAAACTTGATGCGCTGACCAGGGCCGGCCAGCAAAATACCGCCCAGGGAAGGAAACTTCAGGAAGAGGTGGGGCTATTGGGGCAACTCGTAGGCCAACAAGCCAAAGGATTCACTTCTCTTTCGCGTGAGATCATGGCAACCGGCAAGGCATTAGAAACGATGGCCGATTCTGGATTGAAGGGCACGGAGGCATTCAATATGCTGGAAGAAAAATTTATTGAAGCCAAACATGAGTTGAATGAATTCCGAAAAGGGCAAGCTTTATTAGCGTCCGAAGCGCCGGTCCTGAAATCCATGTCGATCGCGGCCAAGGGCCTGGGCGGGGCATATGCTGCGGGTGCCGGCGCCGCCGCCCTGTTCGCGGACGGGAATGAAAAGGTGGAAAAGGAACTCAATAAGCTCGTGGCAATTATGACCGTCCTGCAGGGCCTCAACGAACTTCACGAACTGATCGAAAAAAAGGGGGCCATCGCCACCATCTTCAGCGCCGCCGCTGTAAAGCTGAAGAATTTTGTGATGACGGGATCCACGCAAGGGCTCAAAGAAAATACAGCGGCCAATATCGCGGATGCCGAATCAGAAGAGGTTCTGGCTGCCGCCACCGAAGGAACGACGACGGCCATGAAAGCCCTCAGGATCGCCCTGATCGGCACGGGGATTGGCGCCCTGCTGCTTTTACTTCCTCTATTCGCCGAGGCCCTGGAAAGGGTATCCGATGCAACCAAGCAAAATAAGGTCGAAGAGGAGGAACTGGAAGAGGTCAACACCAAGATGATTGATAGTTATGCTAAGGAACGGACCGAACTTGATTTAACCGTGGCCCAACTCAAAGACGAAAAGATCAGCCGGCAGGAGAAAAAGAAACTGATCGATGATTTGCAGGAGAAATATCCCGATTACCTGAAGAACATAAAAAACGAGGGAGAATATACTGGCGACCTGGCGGAAGCTATCACAACCAAATTGATTCCCGCCCTTGAGCTTGAGGCCAAAGCCAAAGCCGCCCAGGAACTGACCGGGGAAAAATATAAGGCTCTTCTCGAACTCCAAAACAAAAACATCCAGGAAACGGCGGGTTTTTGGACTAAGGCTATGCGGATCACCGGCCAGGCGTTTGGGAATACAGTCCTCCAATCGGACGCTTTGGGCAGGGCTTTCAAAGACAGGGCCGCCGACGCCAAGGAACTGCAGGATCAAATCGATGCCTTGTTCAAAATATCACTCGAAGCCGATGAGGGACTTTCCCGATTGGGTAAAGGATCGGCCACAAAAGACAAAAAGGAAAAAGACTTCACCGATTACGAAGAAGGATTCCGACAATTACGGGAGGAATTCCAGAAATTCCGACAGGAAGCCGCCGCAGGAATCACCGATGCCTATACCAAGGAACTCAATGCCTTGCTGGAAAAATACCAGGAAGGATACATTAAGATCAATGATGTCCGGGATAAGGATCTGGCCAAAATCGCCGAGAACGAGAAAAAAGGCATTTTGACAGTCTCCCAAGCCGCTAAGGAGCGGGTGAAGGTTGAAACGGATACCGCCCAAGCCCGGGCCGCCGCCGAGGATGCCTACTATGCCAACTTGAACGTCCTGCAGGAAAAGCACCGTCAGGAGATTGCCGCCAAGAAAAAGGAGGAAGACGCCAAGACCCTGGCCG